TGAAGATGAAGAAAAGCCCAGTGATGGAGGAAAGTCCAAGCCAAAGCCAAAGCCAGTTCAAAAGCGACCTGCAAGACCTGCCCCAGCCGAAGCTTGAGATCCCGTGGCAGTGGGTTCTGCTCGGAGTCCTAGTAGGCGCGTTTCTTATGAATATGAGGCCTGTAGTGATCAGGCAGTAACTGCATACATGGCGATACTGGTGTCATCTACACCAACAAACTCGCCCCATGTGCCTGGTTTTTTGGCATCCTCTTGAAGGATGCCTTCCCAAGCATTAGTACGTAAGTTGCTATCTTGCTCTTTAAAGAAAGCAGCATCGTAAGGTCCAGCCCCCTCGCCCCCGGTAGTCATACCCTCTCGTCTAGGCTGTAGAGCCAACCAAACGAGCCATATGACTATACCGGCAGCGAAGAGTCTGAACACGTCTTTCATTATTTTATACTTAGAAAATTACTCCTTGATCGTCTCGATAGTCATCGATGGGCCCGCCTCCTCCTTGCGGCGCTCGATCTCGGCCGCCACCTCGGCGTCAGCCAGCTTCACAAGCTCCTCGATGGCCTTGTCCGGATTCTCCTTCTGGAGCCGCTCCAGAACCTCGGCCGGGTGGGGGATCGGCGGAACGTCCGGCTTGCTGTAAAACTTGCTATTCTCATCCCCGGGCTCGATGTACGGGTGATCACCCTCCTGGGGCTTGGCAATCATATCGCGCTTGCGTTTCTCGAACATGAGGGCCGCCTGCTTCTGATTCTCCTGGTACTTGGTCATAATCTCCTCGAGTTTCTCGTTCTGGTAGTGAACGTCCTGAATCTGGTCGCGCTGGGGAGGGATCAGCAGCCACTTGTACATGTCCACCACGTAAATGTCGAACGTGCTGTCCTCCTTCTGGAGGCGCTTGGCATGGAAGGCGGCCTCGTCACGGCTCGGGAAGCAACCGCGAATCTTCATGCCCATCTGCTCATTCTTCTGCGGCTGGTCAGGGCCGACGAAAGAGATGCAAGCGAACAGCTGGCCCGGAACGGTCGTCAGATCGGTGGTGAGAACCTCCATATAAACATAACGTGCTACTATTTTTTAAGTAAAAATGCAACAGATGAGAAAGGACCACAATCTTATTAAGCGTAACATGATTAATGAGTTTGTCAAGCCAGGGGCCAAGGTGCTCGACTGCGGCTGCGGCCGTGGCGGTGACCTGCTCAAGTGGCAGTCGGTCCAGGCCCAGGTGACGTGCGTCGACCCGGACGCCGAGTCACTCGAGGAGGCCAAGCGCCGTGCGAAGGAAATTGGGTTCAAGGCAAAGTTTGTACTGGGGGATATCCATAAGGTTACCAACGGTCCCTTCGATGTGGTGTGTTACAACTTCTCCCTCCACTATGAAAAAAACTTTGAAACAATTGTTTCTTCAGTCAAGCCTGGTGGGTTGCTCATCGGTTTGGTACCGGACCCGGACCGTCTCGAGACAGAGTGGTTTATGGATCGTCTCGGTAACACTTGCATAAGGGACGGTGACACCCTCAAAGTCAAACTTTGTGACGGACCCTTCTACAATGGGGTCGAAAAGTCAGAGCCAATCCTCGATACTTTGAAACTAAAAAATATTTTAAAAAACTGTTTTGAAACAATTGTTTGGGAGTCCATGACTGGCAAGCCGACCGGACTCATATCGGACATCTATACAAAATTTGTTTTCAGGAAAAATGTTTAGTAAAAGTAATGTGGTGGCTCGTGTTCACTTTGATCCTCGTGGTCGTGATCTGGTACAACAAGCCGCTCCCCATACTGGACGAGGTGAAGCGCCGGTACGACCTGCTCCGGGCCCACCTGGCCACCCTCGATGACCCGCGGTGGCAGAAGCTCGTCAAGCCGTCCATCATCACAGGGATGGTTGACTGGGACAAGTCCAAGGGGGCCATAGGTTACAACGTGAATAAAGGGTACGAAATTGGCATCTGTCTGCGAGGGGACGATGCCAACTCGGCGTTCTATGTGCTGCTGCACGAGCTTGCACACATCACCGTGTCGGAGTATGATCACTCGACCGAGTTTTGGAAAAACCTCAAAGATCTCAAGGAGATTGCCGTCAGTCAGGGGCTGTACGACAAGCAGACGGCCGCCGTGACTTACTGCGGCGAGGTGTTCACTTCATGAGCGTCTGACGGGCAAAGTAGAATGCGATCGCGACCAACAGAGCCACTGCCGCCATGCCGGTCATCGACATGGCGCCACCTGGACCCAACATGTTCGGGATCATCTCCTGGAGCTTGTCCTGAACCGGCTTGGAAAAGATGGCGACCGCCACCGCGCCTGCGATAGCCGCGGTGTACTGCTCGTCAGTCAGACCGAAGGGGTTGCCGGAGCTGCGCTTGTCGGACTTGCGGGAAACACGCTTGGACTGGACGGTCTGGGGCGGGCCCATCACCTCGTCCTGCATCATCTGACTGGGGCCGGCCATAACCTCCTCAATCGGGGAAGAAAACTCTGCCATTTGTTTATTGTCAACTTTATTTTCAAGCGGCAACAGACCCGTGGGCACGCTCGCCTTGGGGTCCGGCCCCTCTTCACTCTTTGGCGGTATGTACTGAATGATGTTGCCGGTACCATTAAAGTCCATGGTCTCCATCTAAAACTTCTGGAGAGAAATTCTAGCCTGTTTTTTTCACAGTCAGCGTCGGGCCTGCGTTCCGTTTCTTGACCATCTCCTTGGACATCGTCTTGCCGTTCCCGGTGGCGTGCCGAGCGTTGTAGTTTTTGCTGTGAAACTCCCAGAGGCGGGGGCTGCCGATCTTGAACCCGCGGCGTATCGGCGCCTTGTACCAGAAGACACAGTCCTCTATCTTGTTCGACTTGCTTGTGTTGTCGAGCACAAGACACTCGTAATTCTCAGTACAGTTGTCCATCACGGTGGCGAAGGTGTCATAGTTGGGAAAAACTCCAAAAAAACATTTGTACAAATTCTCTCTGTTCTGCCGAACGTTGTCTCGAAGCACAAAGACATAGTCCACGTTCGACCGAATCATAGGGGTCATGTCCATCACGTACTGACAGGTCATCATGAAAAAGAGCTTCCAGTGGCGGCCATTCATGAAGCACTGTCGAATGCATTCGTCGCGCATAAAGGCCCTGTCGTACATACAGTCGTCGAGCAGCAGGAACGCCGGCTGGTTCCTGCCCATGCCCACGAGCTTGCGCTGGCGCTCCAGAACCTTTTCGACAGCCCCCTTGTTGTAGTCGCCGTAGATGAAGAGGTCAGGGACAAACTGCCGATAGTGGTGGTTGCCGTCCTCCGTGCCGCTCATAACGATGCCAGCTGGTATGTGACGCTTGTGATAAAGGATGTCGGTCACTAGCGTCGACTTGCCAGTCCCACGCTTGCCGACGAAAATACACACCTTGTCGTCACCCATAGTGCTCGGGTCAAACTTCCGCAATTGCAGATCCATACGATGTACGGGCATTTTTCCACTAAAAAATAACCGCAATAACTAGTAGTATGGCTTTCGTGCCGTCCCTGTTGACGGGCAAAGGTTCCTATGACCAGGCGGCGCCGCTCATCGCCCTGAGCGCCTTTGGTCCGCAGGATGAGTTTCTCTACGACAAAGAGTCGAAATTCAGGCCGAGCACCAGACAACACACCAACTTTGCCCAGTTCCACCGCGTCACCAAGCTTCCAGGGACCAAGTTTATCGGCCAGACTGTCACGGTCGAGATGGACCCAAAACAGTTTGGAGACATTTTCACAAACATCTACTTGGCCCTGAGCTTGCCGCCGATCGTGGACGCCGCCTGGACTGACCAAATTGGCCGGGCCATCTTTGACAAGATTGAGTTTCGCATCGGTGATGAGATTATCGAAAAGGTGACTGACGACTGGCTGATCCTGCACGACCAGCTGTTCCTGGACGCCGAGGAAAAGCTCGCCATGTTCAAGTCGATCAACGGTGGGTACATCGAGGGCGCGGACACGCCCGGGACGCAGCAGCTGGACCTCTTCATCCCCTTGGAGTTCTTTTTTTGTCGCCGCCATAGTCATGCTGACCAAAAGCCTCAGCGACTTGAGGTACCTGGCTTGCCCGTGTGTGCTCTCAAAAACACAAAAATATCTTTCAAATTCTTTTTCAGACCCCAGTTGTGGTTCACCAACTACGAAACCCCAATCGAATTCATCAACCCCAGGGTCATCACCGAGGAGATCCTCCTCACACCCGAGGAGCGACTGTACTATCAGACCCGAGATTTCCAGCTGGTTATACAACGGTTCAAAAACGAGTCTGTACAGGAGTTTTCGGACGGTCGACCGACTCTTAATTTCTCAGCCAACTTCCCAGTGACCACCATGCTCTGGTTTATTCGGAAAAAAGAGTTTGAAAGTTTGTCCAGTACATACTTCGGATCCAGATATGCCTATGGATACACGTCCAAGTATCTCCAGACGGCCATCCCGCTCGTGGCTTTTGACGGCGCCCAAGGCCGCTACATAGACCCAATCGACTACTGTGACCTCTACCTGAACGGCCGCAACATCATGGGGACGTTTGCAACTGGCCCTTTCTTCACGTTCAAGCAGCCCATGGAGCACGGGCTGTCCGTGCCGACCAAGAGCATCTGGACGTACTGCTTCGGCCTCAGCCCCCGCGAGTACAACCAAGGCGGCTACCTGAACTTTGAAAAGATCAACGCCGACACGAGCAAGCTCGTCATCAAGTTCAATGCCGACTACGCTGCAGATATCAACACGAATTACACAATCAATCTGTACTATTACGGCTACGCGATCCTGAGATTCGGCGGTGGCACCGCGCGTTTGCAAAATTAATAATGTGACCCAGTAGTAGGATGGCAATTATCGAACTTATTGCCGAAGGTCAACAAGATGTTTACATTACAGGTAAACCGAGTGTGACGTATTTCGATGCTGTATACCTACGGCACACTCCGTTTATAGTAGAGACCCACGAAATCCCTTTTGACACCAAGCCATCCCTTGATGACTCCGTCATCTCCACGATTCCTTATAAAGGAGACATCATCACTGATGTGACGCTTCGCACCATATTTCCTGCGCTCTATAATGCTGCGCAGGGCGTGTGGTGCTACCCTACACTGCCGTCCACTTTCACGACTCCTATACGCTTGTACATTCTCGTGAACGGCACACTGACCGCCGCCATTCAGTGCGCCACTTTGTCATTCTATTGGTCGACGTTCAACTTGGCTGTTTGGGCCAGTAATTTTACTGGATATGCTATTAACGTGACATATGATTCAACTTTGAACAAGTTCGTCTTTACAAGCTCGACTATATCAACATTCTACTTTGTGGATGAGGCGAGCGCTTCATTCTGGGGGTTTGATGTCCGCAACCCAGATGTGCGCTTCGGTTTGGGTTATGGGTACAATATTTCAGGGGGCGTCAGAAATGCACAGTTGAATATGCTTTTATCAGGCTGGATTCCAGGGTATTCGCCCCCAACAAATGGCACTTACTTTGACGGCATCGGGACACGCGTTATACGCTCTGCCACCTTGCTCATCGGTGGTCAGCGTGTAAGCACCGTCACTGGCGACTCCATTGATTTGGAAAATGATCTCACTGTTCCATACGAAAATCAGATGGCCCTGACGGCTCTAGTCGGCAAAAACGACCTCAACTACAAGCTGGCTCCTCGATACTGTTTCACTCGCGTCAATTTCGGTATAGACAACATACCCATCGGGGCCCTCGATCGCCACGACGTCCAAGTGGAGTTTGAGTTTGAAAAACAGACGGCTTTGCTTTCGGATCAGAATCTTGATAAAAATTTGGTGCCAACGCGGTACACCCTGGGTGACATGCGCGCAGCACTTGGCATCACCTCTTACGGTGCTAGAAGAGTGAACATTTACAATGACACTTTGTTCTGGAACGAAGCATACCCATTAAATTACAAGAGAGTATTCTACGATGGTACTAAACTTCCTACAGATCCTACAGCATATAGACGTGTCGACCGAATCGGAGCAGAATGGGGATATGGCGTGATAGTAGGCCCATATTTATATAATATGAATTATTATAATCAGTATATTTACAGAATTACAGTGTCGGATTTTATGAATAACATCAACAATGTTCAAACAAGTTCAAACAAGTTTTTTGGGGGTTTTGGATACGGTGACGCATGGATGGGGTTAGTGCCAGGGGCGGATTACGAGGGGGCTATGCACGCAATCGTTGTATGTGCCGATGAAAGATATGTATATATGACGTGTATTATTAAATATATCAAATATGATGGACGTTCTATAGTCGCACAGTCATGGGCTACAACATCAATGGTTTTCAAATTCTATGGCGCCACCTCTATTGGAGCCACAGAGTACAACAACTTCGCTACGTACTGGAGAACTCGCGATCCGACCATCAGCGCCATGACGTACTCGAGTCAGACGACTGTCGGCCCGGACACGAATATCACATACGCCATCACAACATCTTCTGGAATCGACCCCGGATATTCATGGGCACCTGCATTTGTCAGATATGACACTTTTGGAGATTTCAACTCCGCATCCTCTTACGAGTTTTTCTCGGATCTCAGATCACTTGGGTTTACAATAGATCAATACGGGCTCAATGCAGGTACTGCTTATTTGAATCCAGTTTACGATGGCCGGTATGTAATCACAACGTTCGAAAGAGGATATCCAGCCACTATGTTTCTCATAGACACTAGGAATTTCCTTAGCGCTAGCGGTTATACTGGAATTAACCTGTCCGCACTTTCTCCTTCACCGGCATCAATGGCGAGTGATGATCAATATGTTTTCAAAGACGGTGATTGGTACTATCTTAGATTCAATTCGTCCACATATATGTGGCGATTCAATACAAAAAAGAACCTTGCGCTGAATTCTTCATGGGAATACATACCCAAAACGAGCTTTCCTGTAACAACAATGACTCAATTGACTACAGGTCCTTTGTTCATGTCTCCATTTACAGCGGATGAAAGATATGTTTACTATGCCGTAGCTTCTTATAATACAAACTTTGGTATCACGGCTTATGATAAAACTAAACCATTTGGTCAGATAAGCTCATGGACATGGACAGCGAAGCATAACAGTATGCAGATATATCCAGAAGATTGGGAAAGTTCACCTGGTACCGCTTCCGGCTCTTTAGGAGCTAATGACTCGACGGGCTATGGATTTGCCACCAGCCGCATCGCGGTTGATGCGTCAGGTAATTATTATATGGTTGCTCGAGTCTGGACGGAAGCAGCAGTTCCTTTGTACAACCAGGATGGCAGCTTGTATACAACCATCAATCCAACGCCAGGTGAGAGTTCAAACCAATATATGGTTAAATACGGCAGTGATGGTTTTATCAAATGGATATGCCATCTTGTCCGAGATATGTCGGTTACTCATATGCGGTTTGACGCGTCCGGGAACATGCGTCTCACTCTCAAGGGGTGGTTTCAATACACGCTTACTGGTTCCAGCTCCTTTTCCCCCACGGGTGCGGCCAACCTCCAGAATATCATCAGGGCCTATTGCGCATCTCTAAACACAACAACTGGTGTAATGACTTGGGCCACCGCAGTTACGGCTGAATGCGTCGATTGGACGCAGGGGGGGTCGAATGCAACTGATCTTGCAATTGATTCGGCTGGAAATACGTACTTTTGCGGAACAGTCGGACACAACTACCAAGCTCATAATATAAATTGGTATGGTGCTGGGAGCGCAACACCGTCCAAAACTATAAGTCGACCGGGTGGTGGCTGGACCGGTTTTATTTCAAAGCTCGATCCTAACGGGGCATTCCTTTGGGGCGCTTATATGGACTCGACTGCAGTGTCCGTCTGGCCTTCGTCAATTACACTCGACACCACTGGTAATCCAATAGTATGTGGGGCGCATACTGGTTCTGGTGGCGTACTCACGGTCTATAATTCAACAAACACTTCGTTCGGAACCTCTACAAATCCATACACGTGGTCTGGATTCCTCGTCAAGTACACCACTGCAGGGGCTGGCACGAGTGTCACGACCTACGCGGCGACGAGCAACACACTTCAGATTGACTGTGCAACCACTGACTCGTCTGGTAATATTTTCATAAGCGGTAAAGAGGCGATCGGTTCTACTTATCAATGCTTCCTGCGCAAGTACAACTCTGCATTCGCCGTTCAATGGACCGCTCTGCAAGTTTCATCGGCGGCGGGCGAAATGGCGGGCGTCACCAAGATCCGCCTCGACTCGGCTGGAAACGTCATTATGATGGGTGCATTTAGGTCACCGACTATAACAATTTACAACGCCTCGGGAACGGTGTTCACAACTCTAGCCAACACTCCTGATAATTCCCAATCTCTTAACTTCAAAGATACTTTCATAATAAAGTACACAAACGCTGGAGTGGGTGTATGGGCATTAAAGTGGGGGGGCGAACGCGACGACTTTCCAGGTGGCGTAGATATCGACTCTTCTAATAATATTTATTTGTACATGTTTTATAGATCTACTAATTTTGTCATAACAAATACATCAGGAGGTTTTGTTAATTCATTGATATTGAGCGAATATGTAGGAGAGGCGTTAGGAGGTTCAAATATACTGCTTGCCAAACTGACTTCAGCTGGTGTTTTGGTATGGAAAAATAACACACGTGTTAGTTACGATTCTAGATTCGTGACATCTACAGGGGTTGATTTTGTTGGCCTCGATATCCCAATTCCTCAAGGATGGTACGCTCTAAAAGGAACAACTTATAACTATCTTGCCCAAGGAGACACATATAATGATATTTCTGGTGGAGGGGCTATAGTGCGATTTGATACAACGCCTAATGGATTTTTATTTACAAACTCTAGTCTCATCGTCGAGTACGCCTACCTCGGCGAGGACGAGCTCAAGTGGTTCAAAAAGAGCCGGCACAACTTCCTGCTCGAGCAGAAGCAGTTGTTCAAAACCACCCTGCCGGTCGGCAAAACAGCCTTGCCCCTCACGTTTGTCGGGCCAGTCACGGACCTATGGGTGACTGCAAAGACCGACTCGAACGCCAACACATACACGTACTCAAACATCACATCCATGGCGCTCACCCTCAACA